GTTAAGGATATATCAACTCCCTTTTTTGTAACTCCCGATTATGTTTTTAATAAAATCCGAGCCGGATCGGTAAAAGATTTGGTTAAAAAGATCCGAAAAGAGCAAAATAAGTCAGATCGAAATCAATTAAAACTACAACTCCCTGCTATTTGTTTCAGTGGGGAGTTTAAAACAAGAAATAAAAATGGCCTTATAAAGCACTCAGGATTGATTTGCCTTGACTTTGATAGCTTTGCATCAATGGATGAACTAAATGCCTATAAAGAGCAAGTAATAAATAATGAATATACCTATTCATGTTTTATAAGTCCATCCGGTAATGGCCTTAAAGTAGTGGTTAAAATACCACCTTGCACATCAGATGAACATGAGCAGTATTTTATTGCACTTTGTGATGCATTTAACATTCCAAATCTTGACACATCCACAAAGGATGTGAGTAGGGTAACTTATGCCAGCTACGATCCGGACATTTATATCAATCCATTGTCTAAGGTATGGGATGTAAAGGAAGAATTTGAACATAAAGAGTACAGCAAAGAAGCCCCTATCTTAAGGCTAACATCAACAGATACCATCATTGATAAACTTTTAAAGTGGTTTAATAGGAAGTATGGAGTCATAGAGGGCAACCGAAACAACTACCTATTTATATTTGCCTGTGCTTTGAATGATTATGGCATCCCCTTTTCGGTAGCTGAGGACTTTTGCTTCCAATATGAGCAGTCAGGATTTGAACGAAAAGAGATCAGCCTTATAATTAAGTCAGCTTATTCAAAGATTGACAAACATGGTACCAAATACTTTGATGATAAACCAACACTTGACTTTATTAAAAGGCTATCTAGCAAAGGCTTTACCAAAGATCAAATAATTGACAAGCTAGAGCATAAAAACATTAATAAGGATATATTGTCAAATGCCATTGAAGAGGTAGGTGAGATATTATTTACTGATAGCTTTTGGAGTAAAACAGATAAAGGTAAGGTGGTAATAAACCATAACAAATTTAAGAAGTGGTTGAGTCAGAATGGCTTTAATAAATACTATGCAGATGGTCAGGATACATTTATTTATGTTTACAAAGAGAATAACCTTGTTGATATAACTAATGAGAATAAGATCAAAGATTATGTCATGAACTATTTAGATGGCATTGAAGACATATCTATCTATGAACACCTTGCCAATAGGACCAGCATGTTCAAAGATAGTTACCTTAACTTACTTGAGAATATAAATATAGTATTTAAGGAAGATACCGAAGATAAAGCCTACATCTATTTTAAAAATGCAGCCATTGAGGTAAGCAAAAAAGGATTAAAACAGATTGACTATTTGGAGCTGGATGGGTTTATTTGGAAGAAACATATTATCAATACAGAATTTAAAAAAGTTGATTATAAAGGATGCGATTTTCAAAAGTTTATTTGGAATATATCCGGTCAGAATGCTGATAAAGAAACATCTATAAAGACAACCATTGGCTATCTGTTACATAGTTACAAAAACTCAGCTTCAAACTTTGCTATCATTTTAAATGATGAAATGATCAGTGAGAATCCAAATGGTGGAACAGGTAAAGGTATTTTAATAAATGCTATCAATAAGATCAAACGATGTGCTGTAATTGATGGAAAGACATTCAGTTTTGATAAGTCATTCCCATACCAAACAGTAAGCAGTGATACACAGATAATAGTGTTTGATGATGTTAGGAAAAACTTTAATTTTGAAAACCTATTCAGCATTGTTACTGAGGGCATAACCTTAGAACGCAAAAATAAAGATGCTATTAAGATACCAATAGACAAAAGTCCAAAGGTATTAATCAGTACCAATTATGCAATAGGTGGTGATGGTAGCTCATTTGAAAGGCGAAAGTGGGACATTGAACTAAGTCAGCATTATAACATTCAAAATACACCATTAAAAGAGTTTGGCCGATTATTGTTTGACCAATGGAGTGAGGAAGAATGGTTGAAGTTTTATAACTATATGCTTGATTGCCTTAGCTTATATTTGAAACATGGACTAATTAGAGTTAATTTCAACAATACCAAGTTAAGAGCATTTATTGCATCAACATGTTCAGAGTTTAGTGAATGGACATCCGAAGGCCACATCCAAGTTAATTATCGGTATGGTAAAAAAGAAATGTATGAAATGTTCATTAAAGAGTATCCTGACCGGAAGATGATTCATCAAAAGACCTTTAATAAATGGGTAAAGACCTATGCAAACCACAATGAATACTTTTTTAAAGAGGGCCACAGCAACGGACAAAGATGGTTTGAGATTAAGGACAGAGAAGATGCTGAGATAAATGTTAGTTATAATAACGATGAAACACCTTTTTGATTATGAATATAACAGATAAAATACAAATAACTAATGAAGATAATATGGAGCTTATGGCAAGGTATCCTGATAAGTATTTTGATTTAGCTTGTATTGATATTCCATATGGTTTAGGGGATAAACTTACTCAAGGTGGTACATGGGCAAGTAAATATAAAAAAGGTGACGCAAGTTGGGATATTTTACCTAATGATATTTTTTTTAAAGAATTATTTAGAGTAAGCAAAAATCAAATTATTTGGGGTGGTAATTATTCAAATTTACCACCTACAAGATGTTTTTTAATTTGGGATAAAATTGCTTTAATGGAAACAATGGCAGATTGTGAATTTGCATGGACATCTTTTGATAAAAATGCTAAAATATTTAGGCATCCAAGAAATACAACTGAAAAAAGAATACATATAACTCAAAAGCCAATAGCTTTATATAAATGGATCCTTGACAAATACGCAAAACAAGGAGATAAAATACTTGATACCCATTTGGGCTCAGGATCAATAGCAATAGCCTGCCACGATTATGGCTTTGAACTTACTGCCTGTGAGCTGGATAAAGAATATTATGTTAAAGCAATTCAACGAATTAAAAACCATGTCGCACAACAGAAACTATTTTAAATGAATCAAGCACAACAAACACAGATAGAAGCCTTTAAGATGTATAATAAGCTATCTTTAAAGGATATTAAGCCAAGAGATTATCAATCAAAGATAGCCTATGAGGCATGGTATAAATTAACTGCTTATGGTATTTGTTACCTATCCATGCAAATGAGGACCGGCAAAACATTGACATCATTAATGGCTGCCAGCTTACTTTGTAGAAACAATGAACATATACTATTTGTTACTAAAAAGAAAGCCATTGCATCAATACAGAATGACTTAAAGCAAGTAAATAATCTCAGCAATGTTGAGATAATTAACTATGAATCATTGCATAAAGTAAGTAAAAAAGATTACTACCTTATTATCATTGATGAAGCTCACAGCATTTCTGCCTATCCCAGACCATCTGAAAGGTATAAAAACCTAATTTCATTGATGGGTAAATACACAAAGTTATTGCTCCTATCCGGTACAGCATCACCTGAGTCATTTAGCCAGCTTTACCATCAATTTAGATTGTCAGATACTTACTCACCTTTTAATCAATACAAATCATTTTACCAATGGGCCAAAGATTATGTTAATGTCAAACAAGTTAGAAGAAACAATGGCCTATTAGGTAATGATTATACCGATTGTAATTGGGACAAATTGAAACCTATTTTGGATAAATATTTTATCAGATATACTCAGGAGCAGGCTGGCTTTGAATTACCTATCAATGAACAGATATTTAAGGTGGCATTGAAGCCATCAACTTATAATGTAATCAACACATTAAAAAAAGATTTTGTAGTCAGGGGTAAAAACCATGATATTGTTGCCGATACAAAGGTAAAGCTACTCAACAAGTTGCATCAACTTTACTCCGGTACTGTTATTTTTGAAGATGGGGAGTCAATGGTATTAGATACATCAAAGGCAGAATTTATCAGGGATAACTTTATTGATGATAAAAAAGCAATTTTCTACAAATTTAAAGCAGAATTTGAAATACTTAAACAATTCTTCCCTGATTATACCGAATGCCCGGAGGAATTTAATAAGTCAAACGATCTGACCTTTTTAGGCCAGCTCCAATCAGTTAAAGAGGGGGTAAACTTATCGACAGCCGATTGTCTTATCTTTTACAATATTGACTTCAGCTCAGTAACTTATCAACAAGCAAGAGAGAGAGCAAGCCATAAAAATAGGGAAAAAGATAACAATGTTTTTTTTATATTTGCTGATAACGGAATTGAACAGGACATTTACAATGTGTTACAAACCAAACAGGATTATACTTTGAAACATTATGAGGGAAGCCAAGTATCAAAAAATACTTATTGATAAAATGGAATCAGCTGGCTGGTATGTTATTAAGTTAATTAAAACTAATCGTAATGGAATCCCTGATCTTTTATGTGTTAAAGGTAACGATGTTAAATTCATTGAAGTCAAAGCTGTCAATGGCAAATTAAGTGCTTTGCAGGAGTACCGAATATCCGAGTTAAATAAGTTTGGTGTTAAAGTAGAAGTATGTTATCCAAATGATTGATCAACTATATAAGGATAAACGAATTGATGAAGCTTGCAAAAAGATTGCTAAGGGTAATGACTTATGGCAAGATTTAAAGCAGGAACTATTTATTGTCCTTTGTGAGTATGATCAAGCAAAACTAAAAGAGATAAATGATAAAAAGCAAATCATGTTTTTTATTGTACGGATACTGCTTAACTTTTATAACTCAAAGACATCACCTTTTTATAAAAAGTATAAACACATTAATGATGAAATAATTGAT